ACTTTGTATCTTGGGGGTGATTTGGGAAGTCTTGGGGATTTGGAATAACGATTTCTATTTGGGTCGTCAATTTCTAAGCGGATTAAACCCACCAAAAATTCACCCAATTCATTTAGAAACTGCTCCTCCATAATTAACAACTACCAAATCCACCGCCTTGTAATTCTCCTGAGCCGTTCGCTAACCAATAGTTATTTGAGGTTCCCATATCGTTTGCGTAGTATCCTGCATTCACAGGTAAAGTTCTGTGGAAATCATAATAGAGCACTTGACCTGCGTTTAGACAAGCCCAACAATTATTCGGGAGACACGGAGCACAATTACCCAAATCTTCAGCATATACGTTGAAGGTCGTTCCTGTGATTAAGTTTCCACACGCATCAATTGAGGTCGCTCCACTTGCTACTAAGAATACCAAAGAATTTTCAGCAGGGGGTAGAATAACATTCACAGGACAGGTGCAACCACTGAACTCAACACCCAAAACATCAAACCCTACGACTACTTCGCCAGGAAGTAGAACGGGTGCTAAATCGAACTGATATGCGTGGTCTCCTTGAGGAAATACTTCTGTTCCTGTGTAGGTGGTTCCAAGACTACCAAACGCAGTTCCTGAGAAAATGTAATTACATTGTGATTCTGCTTGAGATGTAAATCCTGCGTCATTCCATAAAAGGAGTTTGAATTTAGTATTGTCAAAAACTTCTACCTCCAAATATTGCGTAATCGTAGGACAAACCGATGGTGATGGTGTCAAAGTTGGAGTAATGGACGGAGTGATGGTAGGAGTAATCGTGGGGGTCATCGTAGGGGTCGCAGTCACTGGAGTTGGACTTGGACTTGGTTGTGGAACAAACGGAGGAATACACGCAATTTGGTCGACCAAAATCTGTATCTGTGCTTCCACGCCTGCTACCGACTGATTAAATCTATCGACAAACGGATTGTAAGTGATGGGGGTCAGAATATAGAATCCGTAATCAGTTAAGTTGTTAGCAAACCAAGCATAGAAATCATACAAGATTTCGTGAGCAATTGACATCGCATAAATCTGATTACTTTGGTCTTCAGTCCCAACGTATTCGTTGAGCAAATCATAAATTAACACGCTCCAATTGAACGTATTTTGTGTTTGGTCGATTATCGATTGCGTGGGGACAAAGTGAATCGCAGGATACTTTGTAATGTAGTCCTCCCTCGAGTAGTCAGATAGATTACCCCAAGAGAATGTCGTTCCCGATAAGATGGGGTGTTGATTTCTGAATTCGTAGAATAAATCTAAAATGTTTTTGTAGGTCATTTTTTCACTGCGTTTCTTGCTCTCTCTGCTTCTTTATTTGCTTTATCTATCCTATAGGATAAATACCCCAAGACCTCAAATAGTTCCAACTTCAAAATGGGTTCGACTTTGAGGATATCATCACCCGCACAAAGCATCAACGCTTGGTAGTAGTAGTCAATAACGGATTGGATAATTTCTTCAATCGGAGTTCTCTCTCCATTTCTTGGATTTTTTTCTTCTTCTGTTTGTTCGGGATAGAGGATAGGAAATTTTCGGTAAGTGTCTGTGCGAAAGTTGTTAAAAAAAAAAGCGCCGTGGTGAGTTTATTCATCTTGAACTTCTTGCGAAACAACTCCTCACGACCACTACACTCCTCCAAAGAATACTTAATCAACTCACGCTCCTCCCCCAATTTATCTGACGCTAATGGACGATAAAGATGGGTCGCAATCTTTGGTAAGTTGATGGGGGATTCAGTCATAAAGACCTCCATATTAATCCATTCCTCATAACTCATTTTAGAGGGACGGATAAGTCCGTAGAGAACTCCGTCAATCTCCAAGTCCAAATCAAGTTCGGTGAGGTCTTCACTCTGAGCATATTCACCCAAGAGCATATTCGCAACGAACTTCACATCACTCATAGGTGCTTGAAGAATTTCCTCGATTGGGATACCTGTTAAGATGTGTATCAATTCATAATCCTTGAGGTCGGGGTTTTCCTTCAGTGCAAGGTATTGTTCGATTGTGAGGGATTTTACCTCAAATGACTTATTGTCTAATAGAACCTTCATATTCGCTAATTAAAAAATCAATCGCTTTGGGAAGCGATACATTGTGTTTATCTGCAACTCCTCGAAGTCTTTCGTAGGTTTGCGTTTTCATAAAAATCTGTGAGTAGTTGTAGGTGTATATTTTATCACCCCTTTTTCTTTGGACTTGAGCCATTACCTGAATGAATATTTTGCTTTGGGTTTATCTATGAACTCCATCACAATATAGCGCAATGGGTCGAGTAAGTGGTCGCTACCTTCAGGGACGTTTGTTAGTCTTCCCTGTCGGTCTCTTTTGAATTTATAGGATTGAAATTCTTTGATGAGGTTTGTGGAGAATTCGCTGACAAAAACCTTGAAGGTTCTCAACTTCTGAATCCCGTAGAGGACAGACCCGTCACCCTTCTTCACCCCTCTGACTCTAAACCCTCCTCGTCTTAATTCTTCGATTGACTTGGGTTCAGACGAATCACAAACTATCTCATAGTTTTTGTCTATACCAAGTTCTCTTAATCTGAACATCAGGTCTTGGTTTGTCAATCCAACCTCATACAGAAGTTCTGTTGCGTAGATATTCGATTCTCCATCTACATCAACTCTAATGACTCCACACTCATCTGATGCATAACCAAAGTCAATCCCGATGTATGTCCCCTTTATATTTTTGGGTTCTCCTGAAAAGGTTTGGGGTTGTTGGTAAATCTTCTCTCGTGGGGGAACCAATTTACCCTCTGAATAGATTTGCCAGAGTTCGTAGTCAATCTCTTTGAGTTCTTGGATTGAACGAATAATCTCTTTATCCAAAAACGGGTTGTCCCTCCACGAGGAAATGTAGAGTTTTGAATTCTCCTTTTTCTCGTAGTCAAAACCCCACCACGACTCCTCCACTTCAGGGTTGTAGCAGCACACAATAAATCTCTCACATCTGATGTCGAGTTGAACGAATGAGTTTCGGTCTATGGTATTAACCTCATCGACCATTACGATGCTGTGTTTGAGACCTCGTAGTCTTCCTGTGGTGTCATCAAGACCCACGAACCTTATAATGGATTGGTTGGGAAAGGTATAGGTCATATCGACCTTGTTTAGGACACCATCGTCCCATATACCCATTTGACCCATAATATCTTTGAAATCCACGAGGATTGTGTTCTTGATGGACACTTGGGTCGCTCGAGCAATTGTAATCGAAATTTGGGGTTCTTTGTATGCTTGAATAATCAGGTATTGTAGTGCTGAAATTGTCTTGGAACTTCTTGAACTACCACGCAGAAAAATGTATCTGCTCCCTGACTCTATCCCCTCGTTAATGTCTTGAAATATCTTTGTTGCTTGAATCCTCATTATGATTCTCCCTGCTCCTGCTCCTCCCCCTCTTCACTTTTGGGAAGCACAATATCAACTATGATTTTGTTATCGGGGGTTATACTCTGACCTTGAGTCGTGATGTCGATGCTCTTTTCTGTTTTCCAATCCTGACGATACACGTTTTCCATATAGTATTTCCAAAAAGTGGAATTGAGTTTCTGAGACTTTTCTTCTTCGAATGCTTCCAAACCCTTATCCACCCACCATTGTTGGGAAAGTTCCATAGCGAGTTTTATAGTGTCCGAAAATTCTTTGTCTCTATCCATCAATTTATACATCGTATCTCGTGAGATTTTGAGGTAGTTTGCAAAGTGCAATTTGTTTCTACCTCTCTCTCCGAGCGTAAGTATGTCTTGTTTCCAAGTAGAAGGGATTTTACCACGCTTAACCAAGTAATCAAGCGTGGTGTATTTTGGTCTCCCTACAGGTTGTTTTTCCATATCAATAAATACCTAAATACTGACGAATGGGGTAGTGTTGAATCTCAATCGTAGGATTTCAACTTCTTCGTTTGTCATTTCCGTGTAGATGTTTTCAAAGAACTCTTTGGATTTTGTTCTAAATCCTTTATCAAACACATAGGGTGCTTGTTCTACTTCAGAGAAGTCTCTAATGACAATAGCGTCGAATTCTTTTTGTCTGATGTCTTTGATTTGAAGGAACTCGTAGTTCTTCCTTCTATACCATTTTCCTATTTCCATTTTAATTTGATAGTGTTATTACGATTGTTATTCCCCCTGATTGATTGACAAAAATATCGCTGATATGTTCTCTCAAATCGATTACTTGGGTGTAGTCGATTTTTGTAGAACACAATACTTTTGATTCGGAAACTACTCTTAAAATATTGAAATTTTTAATATCTTGGTTTCTGTCTCTGTGTGCGATTTTGAATGAATCAGATTCAGGATTCCATCTATCACCTTTGCGTATTCTTCGGATATGTTCTGCTGAAACTTGGAAGAGTTCTGCTATTTGTGAATTTGATAGAGTTGTGTTTTCGAAGAGACCTCTAATCTCTTCTACTTGCGCTTCATTGAGTTTGTATGCTCCGTTCATAATGAAATTGTTTTTTCTTCACCACAATCGCAATCAGCAAGTTCGTTGTCGATTTTGATTATGACTTTTTTTAGTTCGTTCAAATATTGCTCGAGTTGCTCATCTTTTCCCGTGAAGACAGGGAACCCTACCTTGTAGTGAGATTTTGTCTCCTGACCTCCGTAAATCATCTTAACAGAGATTTTCTTGAGGATTTTGAACGGGGTTGTCTTTTGGTCTTCCAACACTCTAATTTCGTAGGTGATGTCGGGGAAGATGAAGTGCTTCTCCAAGTCCTTATTTGAAAGATTTATTCCCCAAAAGATTACTCCAGTCCCGACGGGTGTTCCGTCTGAATTGAGTTGGTTGTAGAACGCTAATCGCTTCTTTTCTACTTTGAGGTATTTGTAGATGTGCTCTGTTGAGAAGGTTTGAATTTTCTCCCATATCTCCATATACGAAACCTCTGAACGTAGGTTCTGAAGAAGTAGGGTCTCCATGACTACTCTTAACACTCCATCTACCCCTCCGTCGTGATTGATGTAAGCACCCATCTCGAACTTATTGTTGTGGTAAAATTTTAGAACTGCTTTGCTCATTTTGGTTGGTTTTCTATTGTAAATATAAAAAATTCCAAAAAAAACTATAGAGATTATAGTTTGTAAATCTG